GAATAAAAATTCCAAAGGATAATAGCACTTAAGCCAAGCGGTATAATAAGAAAGCATAGAATAAGCGACAGCGTGACTACGATTGAATGAGTATCCAGCGTGAGCTTCGAATGTTTTCCAGAGATTGTCGGCTTCTTCTGCGCTGATATGCTTTTTAGCGCCCTGAATAAATTTATCTTTGAATGGACTGAGTTCTTTTGCATCTTGCTTTTTACCAATAACCTTTCTAACCTTGTCAGCCTCTGACCAAGTCATTCCTCCTAGGTGTACGCATGCTTGCATAACCTGCTCTTGATATATAATCACCCCGTATGTATTTTCTGTAAAAGGTTTCATAATTGGATGGATATAATTAACTGCTTCATTACCGTGCTTGCGCTTAATATAAGATGCTCCAACTGTATTCATAGCTCCTGGTCTAACCAAGGCATTTGATGCAGCCAAGTCTTCAAACTTATCTACACGCATTTTTATAAGTAGGTTAGTGTATGGAGTTGCTTCAGCTTGGAAGATACCCTTTGTGTAACCATCATTAAAAATCTTGTATACATTCTCATCATCTAAAGCAATATCGTAAAGATTTATATCTTTATTGTATCTATCTTTAATTGACTTTAATGTATCAGAGATCACAGATAAAGTCTTAAGACCTAGGGCATCTAGCTTAATAAGACCTATATCTGCAACCGTATCCATATCGTATGCCACGACTGGAATTCTTCCAGACACTTCATCATTAGCATCAGCTCTGGACTCTATTGGTGCATACTTTCTTAAATCATCTTTTGCAACCACAACACCAGCAGCATGAACTCCAACACTTCGAATCTTTCCACGAAGTCTTTCTGCAAGCCAAGTTACCTCTGGATACTTTGCTCTAAATTCTTTTGTATTAGGAGAATCCATAAAGTCTTCGAAGGTGTCAATTGATTTCATTGCACGATTAACATCAGATAGGGGCACCATAAACACACGGGCAGCATCTCTAATTACACCCTTGTCTTTAAAGTAGGTGTATGTGGAAATAGAAGCAACGTGCTTAAACTTCTTCTTTAAATAATCTTTAACTTCTTTACGGCGACGGTCTTCAAAGTCGGTATCAATATCTGGAAAGTCATTACGCTCAGGGTTAATAAATCGGAAGAAAAGTAGGTCATACTTAATTGGATCTACATCTGTAATACCAAGAGCGTAGCAAACCAATGAGCCAGCTGCAGAACCACGTCCTGGACCAACCATAATGTTGTTTGATTTTGCCCATGTAATCATATCGGCTACAACTAGGAAATATGAGGCAAATGCCTTATCTTTAATTATAGATAACTCTTCTGCAATTCTATCCAAGTAGACCTGATCTTTGTCCAGAGATAGTCTTTTAAGGCCTTCTAAGGCCATATCAGACAGTTTCTTGTCAGCATTGGTCTTTGGGATAGGTAGCAGATCTAATCCTTTATGGAAGTCATATTCTTCAATCTTATTAGCAATTTCCATTGTATTATCATATATATCTGTACGACTAATACCTGCTTTATTAAAGTCCGCCTCAATTTCAGACCTGCTTTGAATAAATAGATTATAATCTTGAAATGATATTCTGCGGTCTGGATATAAGTAATTAAATCTATCCATCATATCTGGCATTTTTCTAGACATTTCAAAGTCTGCATCTTTGTCTGACTTAGGGGATGTTGATAGAATAAGCATTGCCTCTTCTAATACTCTATCTTCTTTTTTAGCAAAGTGGGCATCTCCTGTTGCCACCGCTTTAATTTTTAATTCATCTGCAAGCTCTAAAAGCTTTGAGTTTATTTCTTCTGGATTGTGAGATTGAACCTCAACATAAAAATCTTTACCGAAAGTTTTCTGAAAATCTTTGAGAACCATCTTAGCTTCAGAGAACTCGCCTTTCTCGATAGCCTTAGAGATAAGCCCATTAAGGCATCCAGAGAGTACAATAATACCTTCCGCATATTCCTTAAGCACCTCCCTATCAATACGTGGCTTATGATAAAAGCCTTCTGTCCACGCAAGTTCTTGTAGGGTATTGATATTCTCTAGACCCTTTTTATTCTTAGCTAAAATAATAATATGATTATACGCCTGAATTGATTTATCTGTCTTAGAAGATCTATCAAATCTATCTGTTGGAGATATATAAGCTTCGACTCCAAGAATAGGCTTTACCCCTAGCTTCTTTGCTGCAATCTGCATATCACGATGAGAAGACAATGTGCCGTGGTCTGTTATAGCAATTGCTGTCTGTCCAGCATCTAAAGCTGCCTGACACAATTCTTCTGGAGAGTTTAGCCCATCCATAAGCGAGTAATAAGAGTGAACGTGTAAATGTGTAAAACTCATTAGTATCCGCCTGTACATTCATTTCTAGTATGATATAACCTAATTTTAGTTAATATCTTTTTTGTTGGTGCGTATAAATCTTCTTTGCAACATCCGCATTTCATATGCCATTCTCTAGCAAAGAAATCATATACTGCTCCGACATAATTCTTATATTTATTAAAAACAAAAGTCTCAAATGGATCTGGTATATCGTATGTTCTCATTATGCTATTTTACTAAATAATGTGGAGGCGGTCAATACCGCCTCCACTATTTAATATTACCAGTCTACGCTGCTGCTTGTTGAAGAAGATTCTCTTTCTTCTGGAGATGACTCTCCAGTGTAAAAAGCTTCCTGCTCTGCGTATGGTACATTTCTAACTGCTGTCTTCTCTAAATCAAAAAGCTCTACTGCAGAGAAATCAAACGGTTTTTCATCTTTAGCTAAAGGGATGATTGTATAGCTTGTATCTGTCTTAAGACCACTTCGCTTTACACGCCAAACCAAGTTGGTGATACTGCCCATTTCATTTGCATATTCAATTAGTGTTGGTGTAATGGTTTTACCGCTTACGCCTTGAGAAAGAATTGCTACATAAGGCTCATTCTTTCCATCATCAACCAATACGTTAACGTATAGACGCTTTCTTGCACCCCACCCAGCTTTAGGATCTTTTCGGTGCTGCTCTTGAGCCCAGTCACGGCCTTCGTCTTCCATTGTGTCTAGTGCTTTACGTCGATAATCTTTAGGGTTTGTATGCTCAATTGCAAAAAATCCGCAACCTGCTTTTTCATTATAGTGTGGTGAGTCTGGATCAAGCTCCTGCAAAAAACGAATCTTTACGGCTTCCCCATCTTCAATCTTTAACCACTTTGCTTTGCTATCTTCTGAACTAGTGTATGTAACCTTGTCCATTGCTTTTGTCATTCCTGACAATCCTTTTACTATTCCCATTTTTTCTCCTTATGTATGTAACGGTATATATCCGTTTGTAACCACGTATTTTTAAGTTCTATATTCAAAATTAGATATGGCATTTGTTATACAAGCTTTAATATCCTCATCAGACATATCACCTGCATCTTTTACACCCTCTGGATATATTCTACCATAAGAATGCGATGCCCACAAGATGTTCTTATTGCTTAATTTATAAGCAATTGCTGAGCCTAAGTCTCTGCCAGCCTTGTCTGCATCAGTCATGATTATAACTGTATTGAAATATCTATTTAAAAGACCTAGGTTGTCTCCAGATATATGACCTCCAAGGGTTGCCACAACATTAGGGAACCCAGCCTGATGCACACGGATTGCATCAAAGCTGGACTCTACGACTATAACTCTGTCGCCAATCTTTTTGGCACGATGAATATTAAACATTGTTTTGCTTCTTGGAAGATCCTTGCTATTCTTAAATCTTTTATCAGATATAGATCTGCCAACAACTCCTACTGCAATTCCATCTGGACTATGCACTGGAACAGTTATCATATCCATATTTTCAGAATATCCTAAAGAGAAGTGTTCCATTGACTCTAAGTTAATTCCACGTGATTTTAAATATTCTTTTGCCTTATCGCTTTTGACCAGCCCATTGTATAAACTCTTTAATGTTTCTTCTGAAAACTCTACGAAGTCTGGCTTATCTTCAAGCATGTCTTTAAGAGATTCATCAAAGTTTTCTAATGCTTCGGACTGCTTTGATTCAATAAACCTTAAAGACTGAAACTCATTTTTATTTAAAATTCTTTTAACTAGATCACTTAGAGTTCCTGCTTCTCCGCAAGAAGGGTTGAAGCAAATGTATGCACCTTTTGTTTTACTAATACTAAAACTTGAAGTATGTCTATTTGAATGGAATGGACAATATGATAGATAATCGTTAGACGTCTCACCAACCATATCAATTCCAAGGCTTTGGATTATTGATTTAATATGGGCGGGGGTGTATTCCGAGCTATCAACTTGCCTTGAGTTATACCCTCTAATTGCCATGCCTTCTTCTTTCCTACATAGATTCCGTGGATAGTCATTAAGAACTTCCAAGTTTGTCCGTCAAATTCTACCGAAAAAGCTGGGTCTATGTCAAGCACCCTGGCATAACCAGAGTCTTTCATCTGACCAGTTAGTAGATCTTCGTACTGCTTTTTAATCCTAATCATATTAGAATCATCTAGAAACTCAACTTGTATTTGAAACCTTTTAATATTTTGATGTGTCACTTGCTCAACTCTGGAAGGTCTTCATAGATTGGAGTGATAACTCCTCTATTTATATCCCAGTCAAGGAAAAATCTAAAGTCATGTCCATGCCTGTTTTTTCTAGATACAACCTCAATCAAATCTGTATTAGCATGCTTGTGAATAGCAATAGCCATGTCAGCATCATACTCAATAGCCTTTGACCATGCAACTTGACTCATCATTGGTGGCTCTTTTTGATCTGAAATATCATCTGCAGTTGCTGCAGTAATATCAATGATTGGGATTCCGTTTGTAACTGCAAGCAGCTTAAAGTCTCTTGAGATATTTCTATTTCGCTCAACTTCAGAATTGCTTCGCTTGTTATCATTAAACAATTGATGATAGTCGAGAATTACAAGATCTGGTTTATGCTGATCAATCTTACCTTGAATAGTTGCTGGTGTTACTTCTCCAGCACCCTCATTAGAAACAAGAATAAAACTATTCTTTCCTTCAGTCTTCTTCTTACCCCATGTTTTAAAATCATCAATATTAATATCACCTTTTGAAAGATCGCTTGCTCTAAACAATCCAGAACCTAGCATTGTATAAATTCTATCTCGCATATTTTCTGGGGCCATCTCAAGCGATACAATCATTGGCTTGAATCCTTGCTCCCATGCCTTGCATGCTAGGTATGACGTGAACCATGTCTTACCACGTCCAGGCCAACCTATAGCGACGATTAGATGTCCTGGAGCCATTCCAGTTGGGTACGCCTTATCAATAGCCTCAAAGCCTGTTAGGATTCCTGGGCTTCCTCCCATTGCTAATGATCGAGTTCTTACTGACTCATAGTGTCTTTCTGCTGAATCTAAATCCGTAATGTCTAAGTCTTTAACATTATTTGTATATCGACTTAAGTTTGCCAACTGAGACTGCATTGTGCCAAGTACTCTTGATGGAGCATCGTCTTTTAAAGATGAGCCTGCCTGCAAAAGAATACCCTTAAGTTTGTTCCCAACAAATTCATTTTTAAGCTTGTCTAAGTAGTATCCCGTCTCACCTTTAGTTTCAACTGGCTCAAAATCTTTAAACTTATCCTGAAGAATTGTTACTTCTGGGACTGCTCTAAACTTATAGTAATATGACTTAAGGCCTTCCCAAATGTCTTTATGAGAAACAAATAGGTCGTCTGAGTTATCTGCAAGTATAGTGCTGATGTCTTTATTCTTGCATACCGCTGAGATTAGCTCGGCTTCCGTATTCATTCGTTACCCTCAATCATCTTTTTTGTTTCCTGCAACAGACGGCTTCTGTTAGCTTTATCTTCTTTAATCTGCATCATCATGTCTTCTATTCTTTCAAAGTTATTGTAGAAAAAATTAAGCGGATGCCTATTCTTACCAGTCTTAAAATAATACTCTAGTACATTCTTAGAACGCTCAAACCCTATGCTATCTAAAACATCTTGCATAGCCCACTTTTCTTTATATCTATTTATTGTTGGCTTTGTGTTATACATGCCCTCATATAAATTAGAGTATAAAGAAAGAAGGATATAGGGTTCCTTATTTACTGCCACGCAATTCCTCTTCCACTTCTTGTGTCTTTTGAATTAGCTTATCTTCAACAAATTTATACACACGATCAGTTGCCGCATCTACGCTTTCGCCGTCTCTGACAAAATCGTCTACGCCAATGCCAATCTTAATGCTTTCAAAATTTCCAAGGTTTCTGGTAAAAGATAAATCAACTCTAACCTGAGTCCCTCTATCCATTATGTGCCGCCTTTCTATGCCTAGTTAACGTGTCATGAGCAAATATGCCCCAACGTACTTCTATTTCTTTCTTACAAATATCACAAACAACAGCTCTGCTCATACCTATTCCGCCTTCCAAACTGGTACAAAATTTCCTTCAGTGGTCTTAGTATACAATATAGTGTTGTGTTTGAGAAGAGCCCTCATCTCATTTCTTGAAGGCATATTATTAGAATACCCTGATTCTAATATAAACTCATGAATGTCCATAATGTCCGATTCACTATACATAAACTTATACCATGTGCTTTCTGGATTACCTATCGGATATACTTTTTGTGGGTACCTTATCTTCCCGTCCAAAATATAATCTTCTATAGTAACCTTATGCTTGCCAAGCATTTGAGCTACCTGACTAGTTGAATAAGCATTCTCCATAGTTTTTAATACTTGAGAATAAGAATACAGCAATCTTTTTTTATCAGGATAGCACCAAGCAACCATCTGGTCTTTAGATCTTGAATGACTTAATACTTTATGTATTTTGTTATTTAAGAAGAAATACCGAATGCTTTTAGCTGGCTGTTTTCTCTTTTTTCTATCCATTTACCTAGTGCACTCGTATCCTTATTAATCATCCATCTTTTACCGCACATCATGCAGAAAAGTTCTACGTGTAATTTTTGTGAGAATACTCTATCTACAAAAACTCTTCCTTGGCACTTATTGCATTTCATCATAGTGTAAATAGCTTCCCATCAACAACACATGAGTAATCTGGTGCCACATGGATCATCTGAATATGTGGGTAATCATTTACAATATGTGCTATAGCAAATCCCTTTTGCCAATCATGGTGCTGCATATATTTCATTCCTGGGCCCTTTTCATCACACATGTGCCCAAGCTCGTAGCCACGAAGTGTTTCTCCTTCTCCATTATTTCTTAATTCATATGTAACTAAATGAGAAGCAATTCTATGAGAGTGACCTCTAATTAATGAAATTTGAAGATCTTCCATATCTTTGCGAACGGATCCAGTTGATGCAATTGAAAGCCCATGATGAACGTGAATGTCTCCAAAGCGACGCTTTGGCAATTCATTATAATGAATATATTCATAACCTAATGAGTCTAGTCCCCAAAGAGCTTCGGGGGTAACTTCATTAATATAATCTGGCAACTTCGCATCTACATAATTAAAAATTCTAACATCGTGATTTCCCAATGCAGAAAATAGCTGTGCTTCTGGAAGCATCTCTCTGGTCTTTGTATAAAAATCTCTTGCACCCTTTGCTTCATGGCGCATCATAGGAACAATTAAATCTCTGCTATCTGTCTTATGAAGATTTAAAAACTCTGCTGATCTTCCTTCTGTATACTTGCTATAGCAGGCTTGATCATCTGTATCGCCAAGGTAATCAACAACGTCTGGCTTAAACCATTTCATAACCTTAAACCATAGGGCAATCATTTTATCGTCTTGATACGGAAACTGTTGGTCGGATGAAATCATCCACTTTAAATCGTTGCTCATTAAAACCCTTAATATATATAAAAGCCACGATATCGTGGCTTAATGTTATACCAATTGTAACATATTAAGCTGGTGTGTCAATAGTTGTAATGCTACAGTGTGGACGGCTTAATGCCAACGCTTACCCAATGGAAGTTAAATGCACCTAGCTTAACGTCTGAATAGACAACTATCTTTGCTGTTCCGTTATTAGTTACCTCACCAGATATTGACCATCTGATATTGCTGGCTTTTGGATCCTTAAGCTTTGGCGATGCAACTATAAAAGCATCTGTGTACTCATCTCCCCAGCCAGGGTTTACGTCTACCGAAACGGGATCTGCTTTGGCAGTTATTCCATTTTCAAATCTAACCATGCCAGATCTTATATTAGGGATTCCAAGTGTTGTAAAATCACCTGCTGTAGTCTTACTTAAATTATAAGACTGATCTGATACTTCTTTTATTTTATCTATCTGAATTTGAAGATTCTCTAGCTTTTTTGGATCTGCTGGCTCTCCATCTGCAAAGACTTCGCCCATTTTATGCCTCCTCTAACTTAGAATCAATTGATTTAGCATAGCTTTCTTTTTCCTGCTGTGCATTTATTAATTCTGTTACTTCCGCCCTCAATATTGCAATCTGAGTTTCATATCCAGAGACTAGCTGTCCAATTCTTTCTTGCAGCGCATTAACAATCAATTCTAATTTTTCCATTTTTACCTACTCGGCTAGTGCATTTACGTCTGTAAGTTCTGAATTTAGAACAGACAGTTGATTATTACATTCTTCAATAGCATTACTTAAATTTGTAACAGCTTCTTCTACTGGTTCACTCTTATTGTTTTCAACAACAAGATCTATTCCAAGGCTATACTTTTTATATTCTATAGACTTGAGTCTTGCTTCAATAATTTGAATCTTGTCTTCTTTTTTTAATGTAGTCATTTTACTCCTCCTTGTTTATTATACCATTTAGGCACTATTAGTCAATAGTATTAACTATTTTAATATCCGCCACCTGTATACAATCTAGTTCCAGATACTCCAGGGCTAGACCAGGCTCCATTTCCGTTAGCATTTTTTGCACGAACATAATAAGTCTGAGTGCCATTTGGCGCATTAGTCCATAGTGTAGTAGATACTGCTCCAACGCTAGTGTCTGGCGTTGATGTTGGAGATGGTGGCCCGCCGTACCATATGTCATATCCAGTTGCACCAGCTACTGCATTCCAAGATATCTGGACTCCGTCATAACGATCTGAAGAACAGGTTACTCCTGTAACTTGTGCTGGACCAGATGCAAAGAATGGTGGGAAGAATGGTGGGAAGAATGGTGGGAAGAACGGTGGGAAGAACGGTGGGAAGAACGGTGGGAAGAACGGTGGGAAGAACGGTGAAGCTGTAGCATTAACTGTAACTGCAGCAGAACGTGAGGCAGTTGATGATCCACCTGAGTTAGTTGCCACTACGTCACAATATAAAGCGGACCCATATAGGGTTCTGTAGTTTGCTGGAGGCCTGTATGTTTGTCCTGTGCTTGTAAATGGAGATACAATACTTGCTGGTGCAGCTGGGTAAACGCTTCCTTGATCAAAGTATCTCCACTGATAAGAATACGATGATGGAGTATTTGTCCAGGTCCCATTAGTTGTTGTATAGGTTGTGGCTCCTTGAGTTCCAGTGCTAGGTGTTACAACTGGAGCTGTAAGTATTGTTGGAGCAACGACTGGCTTTATTGCTGCAATTAAAGTAAAGTTATCATCTACTCCATCTCTGCTAGTATTTCTAGTCATTCCTGCTACTGCAAAGTTGTCTGATGTTTGCAATGTAGATTCAGCCCATGTTTGGGTAACAACATTATTATTATAAACAGCATTAGTGCTGTAAGAATCTACCCCGTTACTAATAAAATTAACATCAACTATGTCTGAGTCATAATAAAATTTTGCTTGATATTCTGATATTTTTGTAGCATCTTGATACTGAGTGCCTTTCCATCTTATATAAAAATTTGTAGAGTCTGAATAATGATATAGGAAAGTTTGCACCTGGTCTCTCATTATAGGTGTTAAAAATACTCCAGTTATTGGTGGAGTTGATCCTGTTGACGTACTAGTTCCTATTCCAATAAAACCATTTGTTGATACATAAACATTTGTATTATTAGTAAAATTGCTTGGAAGAGTAACTCTTCTTTTAGCTAATGCCAACTGATTATTTGCATAGTAAGTATAGCTTAAAGAAGAAGTTGAGGATGTTGAAGTTGGCTTTGCTATAGAAGACAAGGAGGTCGGTGAGCCTGCAGTCCCAGCTCTAGTAGCTCCCGTCTGATTTAATCCAGAGTATGCCGTTACGCTATTTATAGATACAGTTGGATTAGAGGCCCCACCTACTGTAATGGTAAGTGGCATTGAATTTGTGTTTGATATATATGTGCCATTTCCTCCTGATGCTCCAGACAAGTTCCAGCTTACAGCCCAGCTTTGGGCTCCAGTTGTTGTGCTGACATTAACATTTATTTTTCTTGAATTTCCTTTTGCCAAAGTCATTGTGCTTATTGGAGAATTTGAAGCAGAAGGAGATATGCTTAAAATCGCATCAGATGTACCTCCAGTAGCAACAAAATTTCCTGAAGAATTATATTGATTTAATGTTGTTACTGCTTGAGTAATTGGTGCAGATATTGTTCCCCCCGTATTAGATCCAGCACCATAACTCAAAAGATCATAGGACTCAGTATCAGAAGGAAAAGATGCAGCCATTTCAACAAGAACTGTGTTTGATGTGGAAGAAACTCTAGTTTGTGTAGGCGCAGAAGGCGTAGTTACAGAGCTTACATTTGTTAATGAATATGTAAATGTACTTGGAGCTGAGGCAACTACATTAGTAGTCACTACTGAGACTTCAACACCAGTTGCAATACCTAGATCATAATCTGTTCCAGAGTTCTGTCTTGTTTCTGTAACATATAAATATTTACCATTGTCTGCTTCTACTGGAGTGTAAGATGCTCCATTTGCAAGAAAAGTTCCACCGACTGTTGTGTTTGTTGAATTTCTATGCCATTGTACAAACGTGCTACGTGGTTTGTATGCTTCTCCAGCTTCCCATGTTGATGAATATGTTATTGCTGTTCCAACTGACGGGCTATTTGTACTTAAGCTTGCTGTTAAATTTATAGGACTTTCTCTAATAACTTTTACTCTTGTTGAAAAAGACACACCATTGTATTGAGAGTTGGATGAATTGTTTGCTGTAACTTCAAATGCTAAATATTGCTCATCCGCATTTGCTGAGTTTGTTGATGTCCATATTGCATATGGTAATTGATCTTGTCCACTACCTGTAGAGTTTGGTGCTACAACAGACCAAGTTGTTCCGCTTCTTAAGGTTGTTAATAAGTCTGTACCGTTCTGATCGTAAAGTTTCCACTTGTATTGGTATGATGATGCATTCCATCCATTTAAATCCCAGTTAGCATTGTTTCCAAAATAGGAGTCGCCTATTCTAACTACTGGATAAGTGGCATTAGGCATTCTGGCTGCATATGCATCTGATGCAAGGTATCCAATATATGGAACTCTTGTAGCAAAAATTCCTGACAGGGGCCAAACCTTAAGCCACTGAGTAGTATTTTTAATCCATACGCCAGCTGCCGCCTTCCATCCACCAGATCCAGTAGTACTCTTAACAAAAAGATTAGTTATTTTTTTCCAACCACCAGAGCCCGTAGTGCTTTTAATAAAAATATCTGACATCTATTATCCTATGCGTACTGAATATATATGTCGCCACGGATGCCATCTGCAGCCGATGCTAGTTTAGGATCAGTACCCATACTTATATTTCTAAAAACTGGCTCAGTAAGAACTGCAGAAGAGAGATTTCTTACATACAAAGAATTAAATGTAGCATAAGCTGAATCTATTGTCAGCCCTCCAATGCTATTACCTGATGCATTAGTTACCTGAAGAGAAACTGATGAAGATGAAAGATTTAACATTCCAGCAGAAGCTGGAAAAGCAGAATAATCTCCGCCAGCACCAGAAGCAATAATTGTTTGATTTCCTGCATACACAAATGCTCTTCCAATAACAGCGGCGTTAGTTCCAAGCCATTCTAATTGATTGTTTGACGAATTCATTCTCAGGGATCCGTTAAAGTTTCCAGATGTCGATATAGTAGATCCAGTTATAGTGCCACCTGTTATTATTCCAGTAGAAGTTATATTTCCAGCAAACGTTCCGCTTGTGAATGTAGCTGCTCCAGATGTATTTATTGAAAATCCTGCGGAAGATATTCCAGCGGTACCTATTGTTATTGCTCCTGCACCAGCTGTTACATTTCCGAGAAATTCTCCTGCTGTGGCTTTAATTGTTCCTCTTACTTCAAGCACCTGCGTAGAATTTGAATACTTAACGTATGCAGAATCATTACCTATATTAAAAGCAGGATAAATTACTCCTGATTGATTTTCCCATCCAATAAAAAATCCTGGTGTTGTACTTGCATAAGAGCTTTTTGCATATGTTGTTCCGCTCTGGATATAAGATGAATAGATAGAACCACCATCATTTAATTTTGTTATTAAGTTAGATACTAAAGATCCGTCTACGCCAAACTTAACTGCTTTTGCCAAAGCATTCGTTGCGTTCTGGTTGGCCGTTTGAATAGCAGTTTCAGCTGCAGTGAGATCTCCATCTTTTAATCTAACCCAGGCTGCTGGAGTTACAGATGTACTCCACACTTTAAAATAATTAAAATTAATATCAAACCAAATATCTCCAGCTTTAGGAGATAATGGAGCAGTGGCTGAAGATGTTGTTGTTGATTTTTTTTCGGCTTCAGTAAGAGCGCTTGCTGCTTTTGTATCTGCTGCAGTTATATCAGAATCTTTCATTCTAGTCCATATAGTTCCATTATAAACTTTAAAATAATTAATTCCAGTATTTGTATCGTACCAGACATCACCTAAAATTGAATTTGTTGGTTGTGTTGGTCCATAAGTTGTTTTAGTTTTTTGATTTGCAACTGCTAATGCAGCAGCAGAATCTTGTGTTATTACCCATGCTGTTCCACTCCAAATTTTTAGCTGATTGCTATTTGCAGTATCTACCCAAGAATCTCCTTGCTTGTGCCCACCAGTTGGAACTGCGGGGGCAGTTCCTGAATAGTAAACCTTAGAAGAATCTGGGACTAAGCCTCCCAAAGAGGATCCAGATTCTAAAGTAACAACTCCAGATATAATTGCACCAGTTGCTCGCATCTGTCCATTGGCATTTACTTGGAACCCAGCATGTCCAGATGCTGCACTATTTATTGCTGGTGTTTCGGTATTGCCAGACCATAAAACAATGTCTGTTCCAGCACTTACTCTTGGTTTTATTCCAACATATGATCCAGAGTTTGTTGCAATAATAGATCCTGCTGAATTTAATGTAACTCCTCCTGCTGAAATTGTATTTGTGTCAACTGACCAGCTTCCAATTAATGCTTTTACTGTTGTAAATGTTGGAGATCCAACTGCAGCATTTGAAATAATTTGAGTTGTTTCTGTTCCTGAAGCATCATATGCAAATAGCCCAAGGTGGTTCAGTGTAACTTTATTTAACACATTGTCAGCAGTTCTGGCAATAAAAGATCCACCACTAGTTACTGTTACATTTCCACTTATCTTTCCAGACCTAGCATTAATATCACCAGTTAGATATAAATCAGTTCCATTGAAATACATGAACTGAGTATCTGTTCCAACTCTTAACTGTCCTGTTGTTAGCCAATAATTATTTTTGTTTCCCGTTTTATTTAATAGTATACCGTGATATCCAGTTGCTGGAGCAGCAGAGGTAGCTGGTGTTGTTGTAATGCTTGTGTTAATTGAATCTAATATTCCAGTACCAAATTTAAACTGGTCTCCAGTAGCGCCGCCGATTGATATGTATGATTTAAGTCTTGCAAGGGATCCTTCTGCTGTTGCTACTGAATCTTGTGCTGAAAAAGTTCCTGCTATTGAATATGTCTGAGTATTATTAAATTGATCAACAGAAGCAACTTGATAGTAATAAGTTGTATTTGGGATTAACCCCGAAACAGTAAATGAAACTGAATTTCCTGTTGATGGATTGTCTACATACCCATACTCATAAACTTGATTTGATGTTTGTGTAGTCCATCTTATTCTATACCCTCTACAATCTGTATCGTTAGATTTTGTAAAAGTTATTGTTGATTGAAGACTAAATCCAGTTTTATCATTTGCATCTACGGTAGCTGTTGCAGAAATATTTGTTGGATTTGTTGGGGCAGTAGTATCCGTTGGATCTATTTTGTCTGGAGTTACTGTTACAATATTACTATAGCCAGTAAATCCTCCTAGCTTTTTAGAAAACTTTGCCCTTACCAGCCTTGCTAAAGAATTAGTTGTAGCAATATAAGCTGGATTTGAAGATGTAACAAACGGAGTTGAGCTCCAAGTAACTCCTGAATCTGTGCTCTCTTCAATATAAATTTTATCAAATGCGGAGTTCGATGTATAAGAAACGTTATATGCCATTGGAGCTTTAACTGCAGATATAACTGGAGCAGTAAGTGGATCTGCATATTTTGTTAGGGCATACCCAGTTACAAGACTTGTCTGTAAATTTTTATCTCTAACATAAATAAAGCTGGCGTAGTCTATTTCAAATGCTGTAAACTGACCAAACACTTTTTGTAGCTGGTTAGCAGATATAGTAATTTTTTGTTCTAACGGTGGAAGTTTATCTTTTTCTACAGCCGTCCACCAAGTAGCATCTACATCATTTGTTTCATCGAGTAGCTGTAGTCCAAATGAATCTGCCAGAGTATTATCATTAGTGGCATCTTTAAATGTAGGGTCAAATTTCCAAAACAGGGATAGGTTTCCAGATACATCCCATGTATGTCTTACATCATACACAGCCTTTGGCTGCTTTAGCATTGTTACGCAGAATTCATTTGAGAAAAGTGAAAAATCTCCATTTTTTGATTCGGCTTGAAGTTTTACACAGTATGTTGTTTTCTGTGTAGCATTAATTTGTATGAGGCCAGATTTTGCAAAAGACGTTGCGTATTGAACAAACTCTGTCCCAAAGTCTCCACCTTTAATCCAAATGTTTACCTGCTTAAAAATTGATTCTAAATACTCTGCGCCGCTTGAGTCTTTGCCGTTCCAGTTAATATAAAGTATTGAGTTAATTGCATAAAGGTCAGCTGAGACAAATTTAGGAGCGAGCAGGCCTTCTTGTTGAGATGTTGTAAAATTATATCTATCGGAATATTCGCTTGCGCCTTTTGTTTTATCTAAATAGGACCAGGCTACTTGCAGTGAATAGTCTGTCTCAAAATCCAGATCTGAAACAACTATATCCCAATAGTCTCCGTCTTGGCTTTGGCTAATTCCTAAATCTGGATATTGTTCTGACACACTAAACTCCGAACGATAGGTCTAGTTTAAATTCTATTGCTGCTTCTCTTCCATTTACTTTGATCAGAGTTGAATCTAATATAGATCTAGCAATTAATCCATATGCTGGATCAAACGTATCTTCATCATTAATTCTTAATCCATCCATAGATACATATGTTTGAGCAGATGTTGGAGTAACAACAATTCCTAACTTAACAACACTTTGTGGATTAAATGTTCCTACTGATACTCCAGTAGACATGTTTAAACTTTTAATATTATATCCGACTGAATGTCCAGTAAATGTAAACTGCATATAATCAGTGTCTGAGCTATACAGTCTAACCTTTAATGATGATAGGTTTGCGTCATTTGCCTTGTATGAAAAACATAATGTATCTGATGGATCATATCCAGATACATCTAGGCTTCCAAGTTCATAGGTGTACTCTCTAGCAGCCGCCGCATTTGAACCAAATATCAGCGAGCTGTCTCCAATTCTATAATTGGTTTGATCTAATGCTGGCTCAGGGTTCCATTTGTATGGCAACTCAAAGTTAGATATAAACTTGCTATCGTATAAATTTCTCGTATAAGATTCTCCTGAGTATATTCCTATCTCATTAATCTTACCTGCAATATTTGTAGGAATTGTAGCAGAATAGATAACTGTATATTTGGGTGGTGATACGGATGTGTCTACATCTATTCCACCCTGTCTAATTGGAACTCTATAAAATTCAAATCCTAATCTTGAGTTTGTATCGGACAAAGGGTACTCAAGAGATGATCCAGTTGCAATACCTAATGCCATTTGCTTTGAATCAAAAGTTGAATTGCCTGCAACAAAATTGGTTAAAAATCGTTTACCAAATTTAGTTATCATGATCTTCCCCCCTGTGTATCTGACATTGTTAACGTGTAAAGGAATCCATCTATTTCCTCATCACTTGAATTATAAATTCTAAATTTTGCTCTTACTCTTTGTGTTTTAGAAGAATCATCATAAGTTTCAAATCCTTTAAACACTATGTCTGAAAGCTGTGGCCTTTTGACATTTGGAGGGAAAGATGGTCCTGGGCCTCCGCCGTCTGAGCCACCACTTGAAAATGGAAAAGGGTTTTCAAGCGCTCTTGTTTCCCTAATCTCACCCTTCCAGACTGCGGCAAGGCGTGGGCTATCGTCAAATATGACCGCAATTTTTCCTACTTCAATTCCCATTTATTTATTATACCATTACGTTATTAGATAGCTCTACACGAAATTGTGGTAGTAATCCCTTCTGAATATTCTAAAGTACACTTAGTTACTAGGTATTTAGCGCTAGATTCTGACATCCCCAATATTGGATACTTTATGCTAACAATATCTCCAGCAGATATTAATGGGTTACCGAAAACTGTCATGTCAACAAACCTACCCTTATTTAAAGAGTTTGATTTAATCCAATTTGCAAGTTTTTCTGCATCTTGTTCATTCTGAATCCATGAAGACTCAAAGATTACAGATTCCTTATTTTGGGAATCTTCTGATTGGTCCGTCTTATATTCTATAGCAGAGGATCGGCTAATCTTATTTCCAAGTACATAGAAAGTTGTGTAATCGCTATCATGCAAAACAACCGAGGTGGATGTGTTGTTTAAAATATAAGTCTCCGCAGAAAATGGCTGGAGCCTTTGATCAAGAACTGTGGCGTAAGGATTTTTGGAAGTTCTAAACATAATAGGCAGAGCGGGCCTTTCGTCTGGGTCATAAGCAATTTTTACTTTTCTTATTTCTCTTGCAGTTGTTCCAAACTCAATTAGGGATCCATCTTGATCTGCTACGGTGTTTGCATTGTTATAAATTAAATCTCCGTATAACATAGAGATTGTGTCGTCTGCATAAGAGCCAACATGTTTGTATGACGCCACTCTATTTCTTTCATTATAAAGAGTTTCATCAATACTCTTCCCGTATAGAAAATCAAAGTAAACCTGGCCTTGACCGCAATGGACTGCTAAATTTTTTGTAACAGTAAGTGGTGGAATATATTGGCTTGTAGAATCGCTTCCAGCATCAACTGCTGTTAGTTTAAACCCATTAATAAAAACAGTAATTGTATTTTTAACCAATGTTCCTGATGTAGTTTGAGATTTAACAATCACATCTATATTGTAAGATTGACCTGCATACACTCCAGCCAAAGTTTTTGGAGATGTTTGCTGACCATCTTTTAAAACAGTAATCTTTCCATTTTGAACTTTTACAATCATTATATCGTTTTCTAAAAGAGCATAGGCTGTAGTACGGACTAGAACGTAGTAACCATTTTGGCCAGTTGAGTCTAAGCAAAATGCAATACCTCCAACCTGCGATGGGCTTACCAATTGACTATCAAAAAACATTCTAGTTCCACAAGCCATGTACAACGATCCTGTGTTAATTGTATTAAATGGCTTTAGTAACAGATTAAATGATTTTTTGTCTTTATCTAAACTTGATACCGTTATAAAGCTTTTAGCTATACTGTCAAGTTTTGAATTTGCTGGTGCTGTTATATATCCTGGAGGTACTGTTTCTTTTGCAATATCTGGAGTTGCCAGCTTAATTGAATAAGATTTAAATTTATTTGCATCATTTTCACCTATACCATTAACATAAGAGGTTAAGCTTTTCTTATGATCTTTCTTAGATGTTCCAAGGGCATTTCTTGTTTTAATATTATATTCACCAGTTGGATAAAAATATTTAGACCCTGGTTTTGCCAAAGCTTCATACTTCCAAAAATCTGATTGGCTTTTCATTAGAACTCTAACTGGTGATCCACCTACTGCTGGTACATATTGATACCAAAGCCCGTCGTACTCAATAATCTCATCGTTAATTAAAACATAACCACTAAAAGCATCTAACACCTTATCAATTCTTTCTGAATTTACTGTATTTGGAATTAGCTTAAACATTGGGCTGCTATCTACAATATCGTCAGCCAGCCTGCCAGCTCCAAGAAACGAATCGGAAGATGTCCAAAGAGGCTGGCTAGAGGTGCTATTTACTGAAGTAGATGCTGAAGAGTATCTAACGGTAACTTGATTTGCAGAAAATATTTCTCTTGATGACAAGCTGGCGATACTTGGTGCATAATCAACAACATCTCCGCTCTTAATTTCTTTGTCTGTAAACACCCAACTTGATGGAGTGGTTGCATCATAAATTACATTTCTGCTATAAAAGTTTAAAATATTATTTTCATCTACAAATGCGTTCATTTGAATATCTCTACATAATTCTTGTAATACTTCCCAAACTGTTTTATCACCGTCACACCACCAATAAAATAGAGATGGAATTGAATCATCATCAACTTTGCCATCAGTCATTTTTATATTAATATTATAAGTAGAAAAACCGACAGAATCAAGTACTCTTTTTATGACTGAAGTTACTGGTGAATCTTGAACTAATAATTGTGGGCACATGGTATCTTGTAATATTTTTGCTGCATCAGTTGCATCAATAGAAGCTTCTCCAAATTCAGAAAGAGTCCATGAGTTAGTATAAAATACACCCTGAGTTACTTTTTCTAAAGACTCTCCTTCTCCAATATTAAGATATGGCTTTATAATTGCATTTTTAAATAAATACAGTTTTGTATTATCTATAGACTCTTTTACGTTATACTCCATAATTGATCTAGATGTATCACCATGTTGCCTAAATAAAGATAAGCTTAAATAGTTTGCTGTAATTACTCCAACTGGAACAATAGAGTCGCTATCTGCTGTTGTTTCTTTATTGACAGTAAATGATACTATATCTGAATCTAACGATACTACCCACCTTGGACTTAATTCAATTACACCTAGTAATTTACCATTCATTCTGTTTGTTGCAGTTAAAGTTATTTTCTTTAAATACTCAGTTGTAGTATATTCATCAGGTTCATCTGTTGACCATGCAGTTCCATTATAATATATTACTGCCTCCCCGCTTGAATTAAGCGTAGTGCCAGAAACAGATATTACTGTATTGTCTTCTTTGACTCCACTTATTGTCCAAGATAATGGGGTGTCGTGATTAGTTTCAAACCTTGCAACAATTTTATTTGCAGGAACTAATTTCACTGTAGTCTTTGCTTCGTTTGAAAAGTATTCTAAAGAGACACTAATGTTTGTATTTTTAGGAGCAAGCCAGTATTTATACGTCATCTCTGAGCCAGGATAATATAGTCTAGGCTTGCCCAAAAAAGCTACATCCCTAGGATTTTCATACAAATCTTGACGTGGTGAGTCTGTTTGTTTTTTAGTTACAGGATCCTGTGTATAAACTAAATATTTAATTCCTGGAGCTAATGGTCTAAAAGGTTTATATATTGTATCTATTGGAAACAACTTTTTAAAAGCAGCTGAATATGTATTAACTATATCTGCTGGGGTAGTTGTTGCTTTTATATATTCAACCATGGAGTTTAAGTTATATTCCATTGTTGCGCTTGCAGAAATTGGTATTGATGACCCCCGCTTAATTAAATTCTTAGTTGTATCGCTTACGGTTATCATACCTGCTCCATTGATATAGATACGCTCCAGAAGGTCTGCAAGCCTCTTTTAAGGACAGTAAAGTCACATGAGGTAAACATTACCGTATAAGTATAATCATCAGCTAAGGTTCCAGCATCAGCAGTTATTAGGGATGGATTAAATACTGTTGGATTTAGTTTTATCCTAAAAGATCCTCTTCCTGCAGCTGATTCATAAAAATTCTTTATATCTTCTGCACCCCAGCCGCCATCTACTGTTTCATTTCTAAATGATGGCAGCATTTCCCAAGATGCACTTATGTTTAGCTTATCAGCAATAAAATATTTTCTTAGAGTTCCATTTGACATTCTTTGGCTAGACTCAATTCTATTTGTAGTTATAGCAAGTGGGTCTCTATTATGCTCTGTAACTCTTCTAAATTTTAAAACCGCTCTATCCTCGTATGGTATCGGCCAAGTTTTTGTTAGAGCATCATAGGCAGGATAAACATTTCCTGGTGGAGTAATTGTTTCACCCTTGTAGTTAAAAGTATTGTTTGCAGTATTAATTGCAAATGGGTCAAGTGCTTCAATATATAGCACAGATCCTTTTCCTAAGTTTTGAAAACTCATTGCCCACCAACCCTTCTATTTACTCCTGCTGCCATTTCCTTTAATCTCATTTCTCTATGTATTTGAGTTGCAACATCTTGTGCTGTTACATTAGTTCCATTTAATTCTACGTTAATATTATATACTGAACCTGATACAGCCGCCGATGCATTTGGATTAAATGGGTTCATATTGGCTGGGATAACAGCTTCATCTTTATGAAGCATTGCCAACATATTTGCAGGAACCATATTAATTCCATTTTCAAATTGAGGTACTCCCAATCTAGAAAATGCAGTGCTTATAGAGTTAGTAAGGTTTAATCCAGTGTTGTTTATGTATCCGCCAGCTGCATCACTTGTGTGCCCATAATTATTTTCTGACCAGATGTTTGACCCTGGGCGTGAATGTGGTGCCCTATTTGCAATCGGTGGGAGATAAGGGTTTTCCCAAGCCCAAGTAGCTGGGACATCGTTGCCTTGTTTCATCAAGCGAAGTAAGTCTTTGTTATCTATCATTTCTACATAGCTTCCGTGACCAAACGGGTACGAATTGTATGTGCGATTTGGATTTTTTCTCCATGCCATTAATGACTCGTAATGCGCTTGATCTGCTGCTTTTATAGCTAGCCTCTGCTTTTCCATACGAGCTGCATGTTGTGCATCATAGGCTAACTGAGCTTCGCTTGGTTTTGGAACAGAATATGGTGTAGGAGTATAAGGTTTTCCAGGTATTAATTTTGAACGCAATGCTGCCAGCCTGCTATTTGCAGCATTAGATACCAGGGAGGCTAAAGTAACTTTGCCAGGGGATATGAATGGCATGTTAGGCATAATTCCTCCAATTGCTTCGGAGTAACCTACACCATCTGATGTTCTTTGCTTAGAATGCTTTATTCTAGTAATAGATGCGCCGTATTCATTCATAAATCTTGCTATGCCAAGCTTTCGGTGGTTGTGGTTTACTCCTATCAATCTAATTGTTCCAGTTATAGAATCCCAAGTTATATTGCCTGCAACTGAGCCGTCTGGAGCATACACTTCGATATTGTGCATTGGGCCAACCCACTCGTTTCCGTACATATTTTCTTGGATTCCTGAAATTCCGCTTTTAAAAGTTGACTCTGGTGGGTACTGATCTATTTGAGCTGGCTTAAATTTAAATGAATAATCTCCTTTAGGTGTTGGAAATGTTCCAGTATGCTCTGTAAGATTTCTAGCTTCTTTCAAAAGATCTTCATATTTAACAGTACCTAATTTTTCAATTGGCGTAAACTTGCCAGCCTTTGCAAGCTTCTCTGCTTTAATCATTGCTGATTCATATGGGGATAATGCAGATGGCCCTAGTAAAGTTTCTTTAATCTTGGCATTTACTTTTATAGGAGTAAAAGCATCTACTGCAATTTTTGACGTGATTGGCTTAGTGATAGGCCTTGTAAGTTTTGATGCCAGCCCAAGTCCTGGCAATACTCCAAGAACGTCTGCAGCTACACCCAGATTCTGACTTCCAAAAATTTCTGGGCTTGTTTTATTTTTTAAATTGAATGCTGAAGTGTATCCAGTTAACATTTGTGCTGTTTGTAATGCCGCTAAATCTGTTTCAGATTGATCTATTTTAGGAGCTGATATATTTTTATTAAATGCCTTACTTGCTCCAAATCCAAACATGCCATTTGTAATTGATGCAAACACGTTTGCTGGATTAAATCTGCTAAAGAAGTTTCCATGCTTATGTCCTACTGGACCGCCTTTATGGTATCCCTTGGCTTTATCTAGGTTATAACTAGTAATATAGTCTTTGAATTTTTTATATTGTACAGAATTTGGGAGCTCTTCTGGTTTAGATACATAAGCTGCTGGATTAAATTCTTGAAGTCCTTCTTGCCACATCTGGTAAATAGTTTTTGTTTTTTCAGGCATATTTGGAGAATTATCTATAAAGCCTTTTAGGAATTGTGGATTAAGTCTTAAAGGAAGAGCTAAAGCATTTTGCTCAAACATTCTAAAAGTTTTAAAGTATCCTCTTAAATTATCTGTTCCTAGGCCTGGACCGTATGTATTGCCAATTTTTGAAGCCAGCATTTTATCTTTTAGGCTCTTGCTATTTACAAAGTTTAGGTATGCTTTAAATGTATTTTCGTCAGCAAAGGCTTCAGCTGCTCCGTTACTCCAAGCAATGCTATCAATGTCTTTTTGGCCAATTGCATAATCTTCCCAGGTTGCAAAACCAAGACCCTTTTGCTGTTTTTCTGCATTTACATAGACAGATTCGTATCTATCTGCTAAATCATATTTACCAGATTTGCGTAACATTTCAAGTGTTCTTTTAAATGTGTTGTGCGTTTCAAAATCAAAATGATGCATTGTTTCATGCACTGCAGTTTGACCACTTGTTTTATGATTTGAATTAAGAAGAATATGCGGAAGCAAATTTTCATAATTAGAAGATTTATCTGCAAACCTAGGGACATACTGCCCTGCAACGTTCCATGGTAATTTTTCTTCTTTTATTGCTGGTAAAGATACATCTCCAAGCACATCTGATAAAAACTTTTGCATGTTCTTAGCACTTATATTTTTGCCCTCATACTTAGCAGCATTAAAACTAGATAAAGGACCAGTTGGTGTTAGATTAATATCTGGTGTAACTAATTTAGATTTTGCAGCAAGACCTGGTAATTTAGTTATCTTGCTAAGCCCTCCAATAAGTGGAAGTACGCCCAATACGTCTGCTGCGGTTCCTAGCTTCTGGCTTCCAGCAATTTCTGGGCTTGTGCTATTTTTTAAATTAAAAGCAGATGTATATCCAGAAAGAAGCTGTGCTGTTTGAAGAAGCGCTCTATCTTTTTCTTGCTGAGTCATAGTAGACTGAACATTAACATTCTGGTTTACAGCCTTAGATGCACCAAAGCTAAACATGCCAGAAAGCATTGAGGATATTGAATTTACTGGATTAAATCTGCTAAACCAATTACCGTTTTTATTTTTATTGCCTACTGGGCCGCCATTAGCAAAGGTTAGCCATGAACCAGCGCCATAAACACCGTTTCCAATTCCGCTCATAGAAGCACCAGAGCCTGCGTAACGCATTGGATCCTTGTCAAGACCCATTCCTGGTCCACTATACTTAACAGGCTGCTCGGCTATCTGATGCCAGTAATCTGAACGATTAGCTATTTTTCCGTCAAACCTAAGACCTGGTATCTCTGTTCCGCCCCAGATATCTTTACCCTTAGCAGGACCGTATCTTAGCGCTCCCCATCTTTGAGTATAAGGGCTTCCTGATGGGCTTCCATCACTCCAGTAATCTGGCATATCTTCAGGATATGACTTCCATTTGAATAGAGACCCTGGTAAATTTCTTCCGTGTCTATGACCAACTGGCCCTCCCTTATGCAACCTTTGTGCGTTTAATGCATCAAGTGTCTCTACGCCGTACTTTGCAACAGAAGATGCTTTAATTACATATTCACCATCTGAAAGCATTGCTGGAATAGAATCTGATGTTCCAGTTCCTGGGCCTGTAACCTTACCGCCGATGGCATATGTTGGACTAGTATTTTTTACAAACTTAACAGTTCCATCATTTAAAACTATGAATTCTTTTAGAATTCCATTAGACTCTTTTAAAGTAAATTGCTGTCCTGCTTTATATCCCTTTTCTTTTGCAAACTTATTGATCTTTCCTTGTTGGGACGGTAGCAATGTGTTTATAAGCATATCCATACCGAATACATCCTTTGATTTTCCGCCATATACTGTTTTAGAGGTACCTTTTAGTGCAGCAACAATTTCTTCAGTCATTGTTTTTATCGAGTAGCCTTTACCTCCAGTAATCTGAGTAGCCATACTTGATACCAAAGCAACATCTCTATCAAGGATCTTCAATATATCTTTATTTAGAGTGGTAATTGTTGTTGAGGTTACACCACTGGTTGTAGAGGCAGGTGAACCAGGAGATTCAACATAAACTTTCTTTATTGTTCCATCTTTATTAAAGTACTGGGCAAAAGATTCTCTTATGGCTTTTGCAGTTTCACTTGATCCAGTTCCTGCTGCGCCTACTTTTTTAAGCAGGTCGCTTAGCTTACCAACAAGCTCTCCCTCCGCTTTTCTTTTTGCTTCGCTTTCTGGCATCATGCTATTTGTTATTCTTAAAGCGGTTATCTCATCGTAAGTTGCTTTAAATCCTTTAACTACATCCATAACTGCAGCAGCACTTGTTGCATTATCTTGTCTGTTTTGGAAAGCAATTGCTTTTTTATCAGCTGCAGCTTGCTTTGCATCTATTTTCTTTTGCTCAATAGCTTTTAGTCTAGCTGCTTCATCTTGTATTGCTTTTTCAGCTAAGTCTGCCTGTCTATTAGATGTAAGCTGGTCAATGTTTATTCTTGCTCTGGCTGCACCAGAAACATCTCCACGAGCAACAGCGTCTGCATACTCTATTTGAAGTTTTTGCAATTCTAATGCATAGTTAGATGCGTCTTGAGTTGCTCTTAAAGATTCTAATTTTTTATTTTTTTCATCTTCAATAAGGCTAATTTTTTTAGCAATTAATTTTATTTCTTCTTGAATGTTTCTTTGTGAAACAGCAGCTGCTTTTTGTGAAGCAGCAGAGGTAGCTAAAATTGATTCTTGTAGTCTTTTTAATACTTTACCAGTTGCTCCATATGTATTTTCACTATTGCCAGCAGCAGTTAAATCAGCAATTCCTGATCCAATTGCTGCAGTAAATCCAGCTAGCTTTATAGCTAAATCAGCATCAATACTCTTTAAGTCAATACTGATTCCAGAAGTAAACAGTTTAGTTTTTGCTATAATTGACTTTAATGTATCAAACTCATTTATAATCTTTTCTAGCTCTGGGCTCATCTCTTTCAAAGTCTGGTAAGTATCTTTGCCAATTGGAATATTAAATTCAGGTATATTCTTTTCTGTGCTTGCCAACATTGTTTGATATGCTTCAAACTCATCAATAAGATCTCCTTGAGCATTTTTTGTTCCAATGAGCGCTTGAGTGCCTGCGTTAACTATGCCAATCATGCTTTCAAAACCAGATACCACCGCCTTTTTCTGTGCGTTAGCATCTGCAAAAGTTTGACCATAGCTATCAAATAGGTTCGTTGAGAAACTAATTGGATTAAGCAGATCGCTTGGTTGAAAGTCAATATTGTCTTTCCACAAAGAAAATGATGATTTATTTCCATTTATGGTTTTTACTAAGTTGCCAACAGCAAATTCTGCCGCAGAAGATTTGTCTTCAATTGCGCCGAAGCCTTGATCGGCTAGCAACTTATAAGCCTGGGAGGCCTTTTTACTATTAGCAATAGCTCCATAAATCATCGAGTTTGCTTGCTCTACGCTTAATCCTCCTGCAACATATTGTGCTTTTTGATTATTTATTAATCTTTGAAGTTCTCCTGTGCTTGAAGTTCTATTAATTGATTCAATTAAGTCTTTAAGAACCTTGCCCTCTTCTTTTGCTTTTTTCATTTCATCTACAGACTGAGGTATGCCAGGCATACCGATTGAGTTATTTTTTGATCCCTGAGCAGCAGCATTTGCTAATTTTTGCTTTTCAATATAGTCTGAAAGGTACTGATTAAGATTAAAGTATTTAATTCCAGCTTGTTCGGCACCATCTGCAGTAATAGATAAACCCATTGCAGCATCTTGCTGAGCATTGTTGTATTTCTTCCATACATCAAGCCCTGTCAAAACAATTGCTAGAACTGTACCAAGGGCTTTAAACTTTGTAACAAAGTTACTGGCAGAAGCGCCTACTGCAGAAATTGCATCTTTAACACTTTTAAAAGCTTTAATTGATGCCACTACAGAAGTTGTGGTTGACTTTACTGCGCTTCCCATTGTTTTCCATGGCAACATAGGAATTATAGTGGTGGCACCCATAAGAGCTAATCCAGCCGTCATCCCGCTCATACCCAAAACTTTTTCCTGTTGCATTAATGACATGGCGCCCATAGAGCCAGCCATTCCGATACCCATTTGGGCACCCATGCCCATTCCGCCTCTTACCCTAGTGTCAATTCCTGCGGCTTTTGCAGCCTTTGTGTCATAGATCTTGCCACTTGCATCCATGAACTCTCTGCGTCTATAGCCATAAGTTCCTACTTTACGACTCTTGACTCCATCTTCTCCAGAGTCTTTCCAAGCGCCAACTGCTCCAACGTTTCCTACACCAGCGCCTGGGCCAGACATATACATAGGCATCATTTGTCCTGGATATGCGGCAGACAGCCTCTTAGACTGCTCTCTTAAAATTCCTTCTCTAATAGTTCTTGTAGTTGTTCTTGCAGAGTTTATTCGTTCTTTTGCATAATCTGCATAAGCTGAACTCAGATATTTTCCTGAATTCATAATTCCGTATCTTAATCCTACTGTGCCTAATTTAATTGAGTCAGTTAAAGATTTAAAAGATTTAGTTATTCCTGCTGGAAGCTGACCAATTTGTGAAAGTCTTAAGGTGTTTATAGCCTGCTGAGATTGTCCAGTTTGCGATGCACCAAATGCGTTTCCAAAAACTCCAGCTCCGCCAACATAAGGAATTTGTTGTACTTGCATTTGAGGATTACCCGAAGCTGTATATCCAGATCTAGATACAGGTGTTACTGATCGCTCAGCCTTTAATCTTTCCTGCTGAGCTCTTTTTGCTGGATTTCCTGATACTCTAGATCCATCTTTTTTACGTCCATAAGCATATCTACTTCTTTGAACAGGGCCTCCACCAACTGGGCCTCCAGCATTAAGATATTTTGGATTAACGTGCATTGCATGATACTTAGACCAATCAACATCCATTCCTTCTTCAAATCTCTTAAGCAATGCATCATAAGGCTTTCTATCTTTTTTAGGAAGAGACTTGATATATGACTTTAATTGTGGATATGCGGCTTCCATCTTTTCTTTAATCTTATCGCCATATTCTTTTGCAGTCATCTTTGCAATAATAGGAGCGGTATCACGAGCAAAATCTTTTCTAGATCCACCCTTGACTTGCAACAAGTTTGCCAGCGCCATCTCTTCCATAGAAGGCATAGTTTTTGCAAAATCATCATTCATAGATGCTTTAGCTAGGACCCCACCATTACCAACATCTGACAATCTTCTTCCGTGAACATTTGATCTAGACAAATCTTTATTTGCAAGAATCATAGAAGCAATAAATTGATCCAGAACTTCATCTTGACTAAACTTTCCAGGCACTGATGTATTTGGATTAATGAAGCCTTCATCGTAATCTGACTCTGCTCCAAGAAATCTAGACTTGCCAGTTGGGTCCAGTGGATTGCGAATTGATTTTGCAACTTGAACTGGAGTTTCAAGACCTAGGATTCTTCCAATTTCTGTTCCACGCATTTCTGCTGTTAAGCTAGGTTCATTTGGAACCGCTTTAAAGAACACCTTTTTCTTTTCTTCGTTTTGATAAACCCCAGCAACTCCAGGAACTGGGAAACTTCTTCCTGTGCTTGGTGTTAGCAAATGACTATACGATGCTGGAATATATCCAGCAGGCGTTACAGCTGACATTTCACGAGCTTGCTGCAAAATCTTAAGTTGTTGTGCTGGTGCTAATAGTCTTAGAGCTGGTGATACAAATCCATAATTTTTTCTGCTTCTTGATATATGACCACCTGGAATCATTCCGCCAGAATTCCATGCTCCCGATACAAGAACTGGTCTTGGAGGTCTTCCAGCCAATATCCATTTTGATCTTTTTACTGCTGCTTCTAAAAGCATGCCTAAAGAATTTTTTTGATCTTTATTTGCTCTTACTACTCTGCCAGATTCCCAGTCAGCCTTGCTTTTAATTTTCCCATCATCTTGTAGTGCTGCATATATATCGTCTACGCTTGCAAACTTGTCCAAACCTGTTTTCTTTAATGCTATGGCAAGGTTTTCTTTTGCATCTGCTGAACTTAAGTTTAAAACATCTCTTGATAACCCTATAGTTTCAAGTGTGCTCATTACATTATTTATACCAGCAGGTATTACAGCACCAACCCCCATATAACCACTGGTTGTATACCCAACTAAATCTTTACGTGCAAAATGTGCTTTGTCGTGCAGTCCACCAATAGATGGGGACCCATCAGATGCATTTAAAAATGTTGTTGGAGCAATTGCTGCTATAAGATCATGCACTCCAGCAAATTTTTTATTTGCTAGCATTGCTTTTCTAACGTCATTTAGTTGCCAGTTTAAAGCTTTGCTACTACTTCTTGGGTATACCGTTTTCCCATCTTTTTCGAAGCCCTCTGCATCTTTAACACGGGGAACCATGCCATCTCTTTCTAGTCCCTGGACCTGCTTAATTCTTATTTTTACAAAATTTTCATCGCTTCCGCCAGCTTGAGCCTTAGCCTTATCAAAATTGCTTGTTGCAATATTTATAGCTTTATCAATTGGCAACTTATTGTGATAAGATAATTCAGCGGCGTCAAGCATGATCATTCTTACTCTTATATCATCTTCATATCTTGGGTTATTAATAAACTTTAGATACTCTCTATACTGTCTCTTAAAGTTTTGTTCTTTCATTCTAGCTTGAGCAGATTTAGACATCTTTTTACCGTATGAATTTACGCCCTTCATTATCTGCCCGCCAAAACTATATCCGTTATTGGCTGCATCCACTGCTGCATATAGATCAGGCATTCTTTGTATCTGAGGACCAAAGACTGTTTCCCGTGGAGTAAGTGCTGCTGTTATGCTTCCGCCATCGTTTAAGTAGGTAGATGGAGCCATTGCAACTAATGCAGCATTTGCTGGATCCATTGAGGCTTGCTGATTTAAAACATATCCGCCTAGAGGAACGCTTCCCAATCTATCATCATAACCAATTGAAGAAGGTCCAGAAACCATAGTCTTGCTTGGACCAAATGATTCTATGTCTCCACCGATGTTAAACTTAGGCAGCCTTGTTGTCTGAATACTATATGGTGCTCCAAAAGTTCTAACACCACGTAGTCTTCCAAATTCTTCCATGACAGAAGCATTTGTTTTTTTCTTATAAAGATCTCTTAATGTAAACTGACCATTTGCATCAACAACTGGTTGGTCCATCATAGGAGCTCTTGTTAAATCAATTCTTCTTCCTCGACCAGCGGCATATGCTGTTACTGCAGAGCCCATATCTGCTTCTATCTGTGCATTAAGTGCAAGTATTCTTGCCTTAGCTTGCTCAACTGTTATTTCTGCATTTCTCATTTGTTGCACAATAGATGCTGATTGCGTTGCGGCACTATCTGCAAATCTTTTAGTTATAGGCAGAATATCATCAAATGTGTCTAGCAGCTCTGCGCTTACAGTTCCACCCATAGCAATTGTCTTTTTGAGCATTGCAACTTCTTGTTCTGTCTGCATTCCTAGTGTTGCCATTAATGCATGGAACTTAGCTGCTTCTCCTGGAACAATTCCTGTTGATATTCCCTTTACGCTTGTTAGTCCTTCAATGTTTGGAAGCCTATCGTGCATGTACATTTGAGGAGTTCTTGATATGCCTCTATTAACTGGGATAGCTCCTGGGACTCCGCCAAATATAGTTGCAGGATTATTTAGATCTCTTGGTCTAATATGAGACATTGCTCTAGTGTTAGGATCTCCAACATATGGATCGTTAGGGTCTACAACTCTTCTTCCGCCAACCATCACTGGGTTACCAGCAACAGTGCTAACTCCTCCATTTACTGGAACTGCATTTTTCATTGATGCCGCTTGTAGACTTTGATAATCTAAAACAAGCTTTTGTAACGCATTGTGAAGAACTTGAGCTGCTGCTGCATCTGAATAAAATGCATTTTCAACCATAAGTGCTGCTTTTTCAGCAGCAATAATTTCTGGAGTAAGCATCTTCCAGCCATTGGCCTTCATAAAGAATGCTCTTAGTTGAACAACTCCCTTAGTTATATATCCAAAGAAGTTTGCAAGCACACCAGTTAACATAATAAGAGGACCAACCAGTGCTGTAAATCCAGCTAAAAATGTTAATCCCTTTTTAATTGGGTCAGGCAACTTAGTAAAGAAATCTAAAATCTTTGTAGCTGCGCTTATAAGCTTGGTAGCAACTCCAAGAAACTCTTCTCCAACATCTGCAAGCTCTGCTTTAAGGCCTTCTATAGCCCTCTTGTATTTACCAGATGCGGACTCTGTAACCATTTTTAATTCTCGGCTAGCAACTGCTGCTAAATCTGAAGTGCTTGCTTTCATTAAATCTAAAACTTGAAGAGTCTGGCTACCCTGCTTTCCTAAGTTGTTAAGCAATGCGCTCATTCTTGCAAATTGGAACTTACCAAACATTTGCTCCATTGCTCTTGCTTTACTTAATGGATCTAAACCATCAAGAGCTTTCTGCAAATCCATAAGCAAGCCAGTTGTATTTCCAGTATTTTTTGCAACCATTCCCATTACATCTATGCCAAAATCTGACATCATGCCAACTGTTTGTTTTGTTGGGTTAATAAGTGATGCTAGACCAGACTTTAAAGCATTGGCGCCTTCTGATGCGCTAATTCCACCTTCTCTCATTGCAGTTAAATAGAGAGCTAAATCTTTAACACTTCCTCCAAGCTGTTGAATTACTGGTCCAGCTTTTGGGATAGCCTCTACTAGGTCATTAAGAGTTGTTGAAGTTTGGTTTTCAACTGCGTTGAGAAAGTTAATTGATTCAGTTAGTTGTTGAGTATTTTGCTTAAAAGCTGTCTGAATAGAAAGAGTTGCTTTCATTGCATCTTGTCTATCTACTTCACCGAGTATTGCTAGTCTTGTTGTTTCTGCAATTGATCCAAGGAGCTCGTCACCAGTTTGTCCTGTTGCCGCGATATCAGCACCTAGCGCAATAGTTTCTTTAAAAGATGCACCCATTGTCTTAGATAAAACTTTTGCTGTTTCAACAACTTCTTCTCTAATTGCTCTTAAATCTGAAGCGGATGTAGCTGCAAGACCGCCATAAACTTTTGTTAATCTTACAAGCTCTGCGTCTGCTTCTCTAAATGCTTTTCCAGCTGCCGCTCCAAACATAGTTAGAGGAACTGTGAGTCCTACGGTAAGCTGTCTACCTGCCCACTGAGTATTTTTACCCCAGTTAATTAAAGACCCTGCTCCTTCAGATAATGCACGATTCATAATCTGCATTTCCATGCGAGCTAATTTTCCGCTATTTGCTATTGCATCTAAGCCTCTAGGAATCATTACATTGTATTGCATTAAACCTTGAGCATTTCTGCCCAGAGGTTGCAGTACTGAATTTTGAAGCATTACCTGTTCTTTGGCAAGCTCCCTGATCATACCCTTTTGAGTTGTAGAGTGCTCTCTAAATGTTTGGAAATAGTTCTTAAGCTTTAGTCTACCAGCATCTAAGTTTTTACCAAATTTATCTACATCAGAATTAAGGTTTACAAAGTGGCTGGAGAACTGTCCGCTTCCAGTTAAGGTATCTCTGAATAGATTATTTGCTAATTTTGTTGAAGAAGATATTGCTTTGTTTGATGCAAGGAGTTCTCTTTGTAGTTGCTGGAGACTAGCACTAGCCCTGTGTACTTCAGACACAAGGCTAGACAAGTCGGCTTTGGCGACTATACTGGTTACAATTTGTTCGTCAGCCATTAATTACTCCTAGAATATCCTAACCCTGCGCCAATTCCAAATCCAGCTTGTGCTGCGAATGGCCCTTGTAATCCAACAACATCATCTGCTGATGCTGTTATACCAAGTGCTCTTCTTTGGATATCTTCAAAGGTAGAACCTTTTTTTTCTTCTTCTACATCATCATCTAATTGTATTCCTTTTAGTGATGCTGCAAACTTTCTTTGGTTGTGCTCTTTTAGGTTTATCGCTGTTATGGTTTGAACCAACTCTGGCATCGATAAATTTTCTTCTAGCTCTTCATAATTCTTCCAGTGTCCCAGAAGAAAAACTTGGCCTTCTAAAGCGGCTAAATCTAGTTCTGACCAGCCAGTACTGCTGCCGCTATCAGGTTTGGGTCGTCCATCTTAATTCCTCCGCAAACTTCAAGGATGCGGTTAATTGTTGGAACGTCTAATGCTTCTTCTAGCTTGTCTAGGTCTGCAACTAGATCTGGTAGCTGAGTTTCTATTGCAACTCCGCATGCTTCTACCAAAATACCAAGTGTTGCAGCTTCGTCTTCTGCGTCTTGAACTTTTTTAATTACTTCCATAAACTTTCGTAGTTGCTTGATTGATAATGGCTTGAGCTTTACTTTAGCTCCGCTTTGTAGTTCAATCTCTTCTACGTCATATACTGTTGTTGCCATTGTATCCTCCTTAAGGATCGTCTAAATTATTATAGCATAATCATTATAAGGGTACAACAGCAAAGCCCCCAATTTCTTGGGGGCTTTGATATTAATTATTAATATAATTAAGCTGATAGAACACGGTCAATAATTTTACCGTACTCTGAACCAATGTGGCTTGCTTCACCTGATGGGAGAAGACGGAATGTCACTGGGAATGTTGTTGCTGCTGTACGAGCCAAAGAGAACTGTGACTGCTCAACAGACAAAACACGACGTGCATAGTATACACGCTCTGTTGTTATATTAGCGCCTGAATCATCTCTTGTTGGAGCTTGTCCAATTGCAATTAGTTGACGCTCTGTTGGAGCTGCACCTAGTGCGCCTGCTTCCAAGCCTAGTACGTCAACGTCAGAACCCTTTACTAGCGTTGATCCCTTTTGTCCAAATACTGCTAGGATATTTTCTAGAGTACCTTCTGCCATTTCTGTTGAAATTTGAACCTGCATAGCAGACTTGAAAAGCTTAGCTGTATCGAGCAACTGATCAACAGTTACTGAATCGAATGTTGGCTGGTAGCTGATCTGAAGACCGTTATTTGTGTAACCTACGTTACGATATGCTCCACCCTTTTTTGGGTTAGATGCTGTAAACGGAGCTGTTGCTTGTGTAGTAGCTGTGTCTACAGATACCTTATTTAATGTATCTGTGTAAGACTCTCCTGCTAAGAATGCTGGTACGTAACGGTTTTTATCTGCAACGAAAGCATTTTCTGGGGTTGCCCCTGCTTCCATGCTATTATCATAACCATTTACGGTTGAATCTTCTACTGACAAAAATAGTGGTGATGCTCCAACAAGAATGTTGCGGGCGTCTCCTGTATTTTGATATGTTGCCATAATTGTATTGCCTCCTGATTTCATATGAAATTAATATATATATTTTGGCTGGCTAGGCCCTTTCCTCTGTTCTAATTTTACTCTACTATATTATAAAAGGCAAATTAGGCAAACCTGCCCTGGCCATTTGTTATCCTTGAATATTTGACCTCTAATATGACATCTGCTGCATAGAATCCTTGGATTTCTTCTGATGGAGCTGTAGATGATATGTCTGCTATATGGATACTATGGAATTTGAATTTATCTGATAACCCCGCCCATTTATTCACATCTCTGGCAGATTCATCCATTCTTCTGAATTCATCTGTTAGGAAGTTTCTTATTTCAACAATATCGATAAGTTCTGGAGAATATAGTGTTAGCAGTATTTGCTCGCAGCATATCATCCAGTTATTCTCATAAGACATTCCTATCTTGTCGTAGACTATATGCTTCTTACCGCTTAAAAACTGATTCATCTCTGGTTGTTGCTGGACTGGAACAATTGGCACAAGAGTCTCATTTAGATTATCTGAATAATATTCTTCCTCGTTGAATATGCCTAACCATGTAAGCCTGTTCCAAAGGAACTTTCTTATTTCAAACATTGCATCTAATTTATAATTAGCCATGTGATAACCTCGCAAATGCTGATGATGTTGCAGCCTCAGCTTCACTTGCCAATTGATTTGGTGAGAAACTATATTTAACTGATTTAACTTGTGCTGGTACACCCAGCGCTCTAGACAATGATGAATTAAATAATCTCTGGAATCCCGATTTTTTTATAGACATATTGACTAGCTGTCCAGTAAAGAAATATCTATACTGTGCAAAGAAGGCGTTTTTGGTTGCCGCACCTCCTGGTTTTCTAACAGTAACGGATTCGCCTTTTGGCATAAATATTGTGTATCCGTCTACATCAAATACCAGCCTTTCAGAAAATCTTGGCCTTATGACTACAGTCTTTCCCTCTTCCATAACAGAAGCTTTTTTTACAAAGACGTGTTTATTGTTAGAGTTTTCAGATGGTACAAAAGACTTTGAGTCAGTTAGTTCGTAATTAATTTTTAATGATAATCCATCTGCAGGAAGCTTATTTAATTTAAATAGTCTTGCCTCGCTATCTCCTACTCTTCCCCATTCGTAAACATGGTGAAAAGATTTTGGAGATGTTCTTGCTTTTGCGTCTATATAGTCTGCAAAGTCGATCTGAACCTGATCAAATATGACACTTCTAAATGCTGATTGAAACTGTGGGTTAGCAGCAAGCTTAGCCATAACATTTGTTTTATAAAATAAAGCTGCAGATATCTGAGCAACTGTGCTGTCTTTTATTGCACCACTTACTGGCTTATTAGACATTAAATTAACTAATCCGCTTGCTGCTTTAATTGCTAAAATTTCAGATGCCAATTTGTTGATTCTCCGCTCTTTCCAATGAAGAATTGTATCCAACAACATTTCCAAAAGGATCTGCTATTGGGGTTGTTCCCATAACATCAAATACAGTATCTGTATCATTTGGGTAATTTAATTCATACCATATTGGTTTCCCATTGACATCTCTAATATTCTTAACTTTATCTCTAGCAGTAAGTCTTTCAGATGTTCTAACTTCTATAGACTGATCATTAGAATATTTGTTAGAAAATTTTTGCTTGTCATTTCCTTTAGCCCCGCCCTGCGTAATAATTCCACGAGCATAACAATCTAATGTTTTAATATAAGAAAACTCTCTAACCATTGCACCAGTGTTTGGATCCTGCCGTTCTGATTGACGGTAGACATCCATTTTCATGGTCATTAAACCATCAACCACGTCAAACATTACACCAGTACCATTTGTGTTATAACATAGTCTGCTAAAAGTTTATCTGCGTAAGAAGATCCTGTTCCGCTAAAAGCTTCAGAAGAATACTCAAAGTCCCAGTCTGTTGTGGAGATCTTTTTAACGTATCTATCTCTCCATACACGGTCTTTTGCAAAGTACATCTTCATTAGCTCAACTGCTGCGTCTCTAACTTCATTTGGAATATAATCCCAGCCGAATCTTGCATAAACTTTATACGACTTTGATCTTCTAAAAATATTTGGGGAAGAGTCATTTATTGAAGGCGGTACCATTCCATTTGCAATATATACATCGTCATTAACGCCAGAAAAATGATTGGCTCTTATTCCAAATCCACTTACTGTATTTTCAACAACTATGCCTAAGTTGTTAATGCTATTGATATTGTCTATAAGCAATTCATCATTGGCATATAGGGTATGTAGCCTATTTATTTTTTTAGGCATTGAAAGTGTATCTGAATCACTTCCTATTGTAAAGAATCTATCATCATGCAAATAAAACTTTTGCCCTGTATGCCCTTCAATTATGTTTCTTGCGTATCTTTCTGCTAGCTTTAATTCCTGATGTGTTTTATGATTTGGATCATTTGCATCTGAACCAAGTCCCATTTCTTGTGCTGCTTCTTGTATATCGACATACGGAGTAATAACATCAAGGTAGGTTGTATTTGAATAGGATACGGAGTCGTATTGCCAATCCCATATTAATTTAAACTTTCTGTTTCTTGTTGTATGCTGTATTGGAAGGTATACGCTAAATGAGCCCTGATCTACTTCACTTGCTTCTGCTGTAACAGTAGCAATAATTGTTGAAGGACTAATTTGTGGAGAGACAACTGGATCACCAGTTATATCATAAAATTTTACGATTACTGATGCGGTAGGCGTAACTGCTTCACCTTTTACGTAAAGCTTTGTTGTGGCTGCCGTGCTTGTATTCTGGTATATCTCTGCCATTTGTTAGGCTTAGTTGTAATACTCCTGTACTTCTCTAGGTGTAGCCAATCTAAACCCTTCCTCCTTATCAAAAATTTCTTGAGCCACATCGGGCTTCATTGCTACAAATGGGTGCTCTATTGTAAATGTAAACCCTAGCGCATCATATCTATAGTTTGGTCGATCCATCTTTACAAGAACCATATCTTCATCAAGTTTTTGATTTGGATCCAGTCTAGGAAGAATTTCATCTGAGTCTTCTTTTGCATTTTCTATGTTCTTAAGTGTTCCTTGGTAAACTGACCAAGTTACTCCTTCTTCTGCAAGTGATGCGATAATATCTGCTTTGTTTTTTAGGCCGTCCACGTCAACTGCGAAGTCCGCTGCTAATGTTTTTAGTTCCTTGACCTTAAGTGTGTCAAATGACATATATATACTCCTTTGGTATGTATACAAATTATAGCACTATAAAATTAAAATGAAAAGCCCCTAAAATTAATTAGGGGCCTTTCCAGCAAGTTATTTC